TAAAGTCAAAGATAATCCTGTTGTTCAGATTGTTCTGACTATCAATATCCACAGAGCATCCTTCCATGTGGTCAGATGTCGCACTCCCACCAATGGCACGATTCAAACGTCTGCACCTGTAAAATGATGAAATAAAAAATTGATGTGGTATCTTGTCGAGAATATTTTTACACACCTCCGTTGCATTGTCAATTATTCTCTGCTCTGGCTCAAATTGTTCTGTATATCCTCTGCGTGTTGCCGTATCGCTTCGGGTTATATCTTGTAAGGAAAATTTATCACTAATTCTCATCAGTCAATATGTTACCTAATTCGTTAACTATTGCACCTGCAACAAGCATCCAGAATCCTGCCTGTGCATGGTCTGTAAAATATGCACTACCTGCACAAACACCAACAATAGACTTAACCGCCAATAACCATTTCTTTACGTTCTTAGGAGTTGGCTCTAAGTATGCTTTCCAAGCCTTTAAAACCATATCTTTTTGCTATAATACCATATAGCCAACAGACCTGATACAATCGCTATAAGTCCTGCAACTGCACTAATTATAGGCTGATAGGTTGTGGCTAAATGTGCCAATGCACTTGTTCCACTTACAACTGTCAACGTATCTGCAATGCTATCGTTAATGTGTTTCATCTTCCTTGTCCTCTGTATTCTTTGAATGATTCGTGTTTATTTATTTTTCTTTTAGCCATGCCTGCTTTTTTCTTGCCAAAAGATTTTTTTATATTCTGCTTGTTAGTTGACTTTGCCATTATTTAATTGTAATTATCCAATCGCTTGTTAGTTCAATTAATTCATTAGCATTAAAGAAATCCGTTACATAATCTAAAACAGGCATTGCCCATAAGTCTTTTTTTGGATGTTTACAAGCATCTAAATCAGCATATTTTACCGCATTTCCACAAATACATGATTCAATTATCTCATCATTCTTTGTGTTGAAATCTTCAACATTGTTATATATTACATACTTCATGGCAACGATGGATATTTAACTTTCCAAAAATTAGTGTAATCACTTGCAACCTGTGTATCATTTAAACCCGTTCCTGTTAGTGCGACAATATCTCCAAATTGTCCAAGACCTTGTTCTGCATTAATTGATTTGTAATTATAAGCAGTTAAAGGTCTTGCGTTAGACATATTTTGTGTAACTGTTTTGGTTGCAACTAAACCCCCATTTTGATAATATTTTAAAGTAGTTCCACTTATTGCAAAATGATGAACGCACCATGTGTTGTAAATTGGACTTGCTAATGTTAAAATTTGATTACCATCAATAGGCGTATAAAATCTAATATAATTAGCTGCAACTAATATTTGAAAATTATATGCACTTGCAGTTGCCGTTGCTTCTGTAAAATATGTATTTCCGCCTGTGTTATAGTGAACAAATGCAAAAGTACCACCACCATTAAACACACTTGCATCAGTTGCTTTGTATATTTTCTGATTACTTATTGTGGCTTGCATTGTAGCATTTCCATTCAAACCACTTGCTATATATCTCGGTCTTTGAGCAGCAGTTGGCTGAACAAAACTATCAGATATTCCTGTTAATGGTATGGTATCAACATAATCAACCCCACCACTATTTGAGAAAGTGGCATTGTTCATGTTTGCCCACCAAGTATAGACACCTGCAAATGGACTTAAAGGCGCACCACCATAAACTCTTGGCCCTACTTTTGGAAATTTCCCTATCATAGATAAGCTATTACGCTACCAGATGTCAAAGTTACTTTTGTAATTTTTTGTGTTGGGTCAGTAGGCAAATACATGCCTGCCTTTACTGTCTTAGCAGATAAACCTTTGCTGCTCAATACAGATACACCGCCAATTTCAAGTGCCGAGAATACCGCATCCTCATTGATAACCAATGATTCCCAATACCCATTGTTTACACCTGTGCCAGTTAGCAGAACAAATCCGCCATTTCCGCTTATTTTATCAATTCCTGTTGCCATGATTATTTTTTATTAAATAGATAAATTTCAATTATTTGCTCGGAACAGAACATCTATCCCTTGTCTGTGCCAATTCAAAGTTTAAGGTCATGCGCCATCCGTTTACAATATCAGGATAGGCTTCTCTTACAGGCTCAAGGCTTACATTCTGCTGAATAAGAAAATAGTCCTCATTGTCTGGGTTACTCATCATTGCATATAAATCCTGTGCAATGGACAAACAATCCGAGAAAGTATCCCTTATATTGTCCTCGTTTGTTCTCTGAATATCCAACACCTGTATAACCATAGGCAATACTAATGTTTTATCAGAGATTGTAGCAGGGGCAATGTTTGCAACCACTAATGGATATAACTCTTGTTGAGTTGATATTTCACTGTCCTCTCCGAACAGAAAACTTGCCACTTGGGCATGCTGACCGCAGGCTTCTTCTATAAGGTTTAATATTTTGTTTAGCGTTGTGTATTGCATTTAAATATTTATAAAGTTTCTCTATGTTGGATTTATGTACACCTTTCATATCAGCACCAATAACAAGGTTTGCGAGCCATCAATGGTGAGTGTGGAATGCCTCTGAAGTTGTAATCACCTTCGCAACATCCATCACCATCTAATACCATACCCGAATTGTAATTGTTCATCTTAGCTAAGAAGGTGTCAATCTCCACATTTGGTTGGTTTAAGAATAACGGATATTGTTCTTCGTTAGCCAACAAATATTTGGTTAATCTCTGGGCATATTCCTGTGCGTTGTTTGTTGCCTCGTTCTTAATGTATATCAACTCATCCAAAGAGGCAGGATTCATATTGTCTGCATTCTGCACCCCAACTGCCTTGTTAAACATCTTATATGTCATGTGAATAAGCAACTCTGCCCTTGTGTACCAAATCATGCAAGGAGTGATGTATAGGTCAAGCAATGTTTTATTCAATGCTGACACATTATTTACCCTCACTTGGTCTATTATCTCATTGAATAGAGATGTGCCTAATATAGGTAAAATATAGAAGTTCTGAACGTGATAGATAGTTGGTGTAACAACCTTCATATCCACGTTGTCCTGCAATACACTATTTTCTTTTAATGTCGCTTCACTTAGAAGCATTACTTTTACTGCCATTATCTTGCTCTTTTAACTAATTCTTGTTTCCAGATATGCCTGCAATAAGGCACATTTACATCCATATTCGGGTCATGATACCAACCGCCCCTCATTTTAAACGCATCATAATTTGGTATATCGTATAACTGCCCCAAATCCCTGCTAATATTATCAATGTCCTCCCTGCTAAAATAACGTGGGTTGCTTATCATTGCTCTGCAAAAATCCCTTGACTTTCCACCTGGTTTCAATGCAGGTGCATCTGGTCTTAATTCATATCTGTATCTAATAAACAACTGCTCAAAGTCAGGAACTTTTTTTTTATCGCCTTTGTTGGTCAGGCTTATGCCCTTGTCTGATAGCTTTATTAAACCTTCAGCAGTCAGGGTTTCAAGTGCATCATCAATCTTTGTTTTATCCGTGTCAAATATCTTAACCAAATCTTCTGCCGTTACATCTGGAGTCTTTTTGATAATATCCAAAACACCTTCTTCCAACTTAGATAAAAATTCTTGCCTTGATGCAATAAACTTTTTTGTCTTTACTGATACAAAGTTTTCAATCGGCTCACCATATTTGGAGAATACAGAATAGTCCAACTCATCATTTTGCTTCTTTGGTTCTGCAAATGTCTGTGTAGGTTGTGCAGTTTTAGATTGGTTAACTGTCAACTGACCTTGCTCAAGTGGTTTGCGCCCGATAATCTTACGCATTTCATCTTGAGTTAATAAGTCAAGTAAGATAGTTTCACCAACTGAAGCCATTACTGGCTCAACTTTCTTAATCTTTAACTTGCCTTTAACAGGTGCAAAAATGTTATAAATCTTTTCCTGTATTTCCTGTTTTGGCGAAATATATTTGTTTTGAAATAAATGAAAAGCATCAATCATTTCATTCCTACCACCCAACTGACCTTCTACTCGCACACCGAAAAGCATAGGAGACACCACCTTATGACCTACAAATATTTCCTCTTGTATTGTTTTGTTTAATGCCTCATATCGCTTATCAAAGTCATCGCCATTTAATGTGATTACATCTGGCACTCGGTTAGGGTCATCCACGAAGTCAACAACCATACTTCCTGCTGAATCTGTATTTGTAAACTTGGCTTTTAACTGCCTTTCGGTTTTCTTCATCTCCTCATCCGAAGGCACTCCGTTCTTGAACACAATCATCTTAGAGCCTTTGAATCCGTTCTGAATCTCGGCCCTATGGAAGTTAGCAATCTCCGCATCTGTTATGATAGCAGGAACTGCACCAATATACTCAGGCAAAGTATAAGTCTTTAATCCTGGTCTGTATGATTTGTAATAAAATATAAAAACTTTCTGCTTTTTGTTCGGGTCATAACAAGGCAATGTTTCATATTCATCTGGTTTCAGGTTGGCCTTGTATGTGCCGTCTGTATTTACCCAACAATCGCTTATATAAAACTCGCTATTGTGTTCATTGCTTCGCACCCTGCTATAATCCACATGATATAGTTCAGCTAACTGCCCTGTTTTATCGCATACACCTTTAAGATAAAATCCACCATAAAGAAGTTCATCCAATGCAGTTTTAGAAAGCAAATCATTGAGTGTTTCATAAGGATTAGGATTGTCAATAAAGGCTCTTAATTGTGCCTCTGCTTCACCTTCGATTCCTGTTGCATCAAATGTCCATCCCTGCCCTGTTATGTATAATTGTTTATCGGTGCAAATAGCATTGTGCTTTGCCGACCTATTAAACAAGGTTGTAAGGAATTGCGGATAGTCATTGTTCTCTCCATAAAAAACCCACTTTTGTTGCGAGCCTTTGCGTGGCTCTACAAATGCAGGAACTTTATTGTTTTCAAATTCTATTTTTATTAGGTTCATTATCCTACTATTTTAAACCAGATTGTAATGTCAGCATCAGTATCTGCATTATGTCCAGTGAGTTGAAGGTTTGCTATATGGAATGTAACTTGATTTGGAGTTGTTTGATAATACATAACAACAGGTGCGCCTGAGCCTGAGTATTTAATCTCAAAATCAAGCACAGAATTATTGGTTATGTTATTATTGTTAAGAGTAAAATTAGCAAGGCTATTTTTTACAATAGATTGAGTAAATGTACAAACACCACTTGTTGTATTTAATACAACAGAATTTGTGCCACTTGCAGTATTTGCAGTATTTAAAACAGGTTCTTTTGTTGCCCACTTATCAAAGTTCTCTAACTTCAATGGAGTGATTATCTTTGTGTCATCTGTGCCTGCATCCGCTTCACCTTGTGTTGCTATTTCTGCAAGTCCTGCAAGTGATTCACTCGCAACAACCGAAGCAAGTCCAGCAGGTGTTACTGCTCTCGTTGTATCGCTTCCTGCTTGTGTTTCTGCATTAGTTGCTAACTCAACAACTCCTTTTGCACTTGTGGATGCCGTCAAATAACCCTGCAAAAAAGTTGAAATCTTGGCAAGTGTTGTCTTGAATGTTGTCGAGCCTTGCACCATCGGAAACATATCTCCGCTTGCATTGGCTGCAACTAATGTTAATTCGCTTATTCTTTTATCGCTGCTCATAGTTGTATTAAATATCCATCTTCTTGTAAGATGTACGCATCATCTTCTTGTACTAAATAATCAAACTCAATCGGCTCGTATGCAACTGCTGTGTCATCATCTGGCTCATAGTTGATTATTGCATCTGCCTCTGGTAATACCCACACCAAACCATTCTCAACTTGACCTACAATGTAAGGAACTGCCTCCTCTGCATTGGATAAGCCCGATGTATTGGCAAGGTTTGTTTCATAAACATAGTAATTGTAGAAACCCTCATTGCCTAACTCTATTTCGGCATTCAATGTGTCCGTTCCTGATGAGATAACAAACCGATTGTAGCGTTCTTTATATTGGCTCGTGTCATTAGCAATGAAATAATAATCAACATTAGTCTGCTGATTATTGAACTGGAACAGATAAATAGGGTTGGTTAACGTGCTATTCTCTGTCAAAGTCAATGTTAGTGTATTGCTTTGGCCTTTTGTGAACTGAATCATCAATTATAAATAGCAAAAGTACAATTTATTGCATAAAAAAAGGAGGCTGAAGCCTCCCTCTTTCTCAACAACCCCTTATATTTATGAAAGCAATCCGCTTATTATTGAGCTGCTCACCTCGTTAGCAAGGTTTTTCTCCATGCCTGAGAGTGTCAAAGTGTAACCTTGAAACTCATTCATGGCTTGTCCAGAGTTAGCGTTTCCGCCTGTTACCTCCAAGCCATTATCTTTACCGAATAACCAATAGCTGCCGTCTTTTGTTTCAACAATTACAGACAATCTGTTTTTAATCAGGTTCTGTAATGTAGCCTGTGTTTCGTATTTTAACTTCACAAAGTTAGCAGTCAGAGTTTGCTCATAAGCAACTGTTCCAACTGTTGCATCACTTTGGATAGCTTGTGTAAAGTTATTCTGTCCACGAGGCTCTAACTCATAAACAAAGAA